AACCTCCACGGCATCGGTGGCAAAAAACCGAACTGCCACGGCGTCGAGCATTAGCAGGATGCCACCGGCCAGCATCCAAATCGCTGCGTACAAGCGACGTTTCTTGAGTTCGTTTGCCGGGTTGTGCGGATTGGTGAGCCACGCGCTGAGGATCTTGTCGGTCTGTGCCGGTCTTGAGGAGTAGTGTGATGTGCTCATGTTATTTGACAACAGCTTTAAGTTTTTCGGCGTAGGCAAAACTGCCAGTTTTACGGTGAGCTGCGCAGGCTGCACGCGCTGACGGCGCTTTGATAATGTCGGCCAGCACCCACCAGTGCTTGCGGCCTGTTGCTCCGGCATTGCGAGCAGTGTTTGTCAGTGGGAGTCGTGCGTGGATTTCGTAGGTTTTCATAGTGTGTGTTGGTTAGGTGTTGCTGACGTTTAGAAACCTAACAGGTTCGGTTTACCTGTCTACACTTTTTTTTCATTTAGTCTGTAAGTCGCTATTTTCCAACGACTTATTTTTTCGTGGACGCCCCCCTTTACGCCCATTTTCCCGGCTTGCGGCGGCTTTTTTTTCGGATTTTAGCGCGCCAATCCGCTGGCAATGCTCCTTGAGTGTCATCCCGCCACTCTAAACCCATCCAGCTAGGTAGTCAATTCGCCATCGTCGTCGTCATCGCAATCTGTTACAGTGCAAGTGTTTAACCAAGATTCTACGTGCGCACGACGTGCCAGCGTGTTTCCTCTGCCATCCACCCAAACATCCGTTGCATCTTTCTCGTCGTCATGGAGTTGCGCAAAAATTTGCACCACGTCAAAATGCTCTGCCAAAACTTTAACTGCCTCAGAGAGTCGGTCTTCGGGGCTCATGCGGTGGCGGCAAACAAATCAGCTTCTCGGTGACGACGCAAACGCAGTCCTTTGGTATTCGGCCAAAGCCTATCCATCGAGCGCAGCAAATCCGGAACCTGCGCCAAGTTACCGGCCTTTAGTGCGTTCTGGATTTCCAGCATTTCGCGACGGCGGTCACCGGTTAGCGATGCGCCACGGTTAAACACCAGGCTCAACAGAGCAGCGGTCTGGTTGGGTTCCAGCTCGTCGGCTTGCGGGTAGATCCGCAACATCTGGAGGTAGAACCTGGGCACCGTCACCTCCTCGAAAACTTCCATCGCTGATTCCCATGGGATCGTAATGTCGCGCACGCTGAATAGCAGCAGTTTAGCGTCCTCCCCTCTAATTCCCGAGCACGCTACCAATCGCGCCAAATCAGCGCGGGAAACGTGTTGGCCCCAGTCCTGACTGACTGCTGTGGACGAGTTGTGCCCGAGGTCGTAGCCGATGCCGATTGTCACACCCGACGCTTCACCGGGCCATTCAGGCCGCGAGTTGTATTCGTCGCGTCCGCCGGTTTCCTGCTCGACAATAAAGTTAATGCCTTCACGAGTGAGGTTCATTTGCGTAAATTGTTAATGGCTTCGACGATTTTGACCACTGTGTACAAACCTGCGGCCACGGTGCAGAAACACTGCGTCATCGGAGTGAATTCTGAAAAATTGATTGCGATTGCGAGCATGTTAATCAGCAGCACCGGCACCATTTCGTCAGCCTTGTCCATAATAAACCGTTGGCTTGTCTTTAACTGGAAATCCGCGCCAATCGTAAACGCTAGGCAGTTGCCTTTTTGCGGCGTCGAGGCGTTGCTGCTGGCTTTGCTTTAGCTTGATGAGCCGACGTAGTTGATTGGACAGGCTTTGAATCTTCATAAAGGTAGAACGACAAAAACAGCCAATTTCCAGACGCGCCGAGATTAAGTAGGATCTCGCTCCAGCTTGGGGTTGAAAGCGTGATAATGTTTGCAGCAGCACCGCATATCGTGATGGCCATCACCGCCTTATACAGCATTGCCTTCACTGGATGCTTCCAGACCCGGCTGTCTTGCTTTCCAAAAATGCGAAAAAGCAAATGAACCGAGGAGCAGATCAGCAGACTATTTGCCGCGAGGTTTAGAAGTGTGTTGATGTGCATCGGAAGATGGGATCATTTTGTTTGCCAAATTCTCAACGGCGCGAAGTCCGAGAAACCCGAGAAGAAATGCGATTGCGTATCCAAAGTCATGCCCGTCCAAGTTTGCCATTTTAAGAACGAGCGGAGTGATGTAATTTGCAGATGCTGCTCCACCAAGTAGCGATGCAATGGTTGCCGGCAAACTTTGCTGCTGTTTGCTACTGGTCATTATGGCTCCAAACAACCCTGCAAGGGCCAAGCCTAGATCAATGCCTTCGTCCTTGAGGTTCATTTTACGCGATAATGTACCAGTATAACACGTCTTCCGTCGATGCCGATGTGGGAAAACCGTTTCTTTTCAGCCTTGGCTTTTCTCAGCGCCGTCGTTGTAGACGTTAACCCTCGCCCTAAATGCGCAGCAACCTCCGTGAGCGTCAACCATCCCTCCCCATCGGGCGGAAATGGCGCGTTGATTTCATCGGCCAATTTGTTGATCCAGCCTAAACCGGCAGTCGGAACGTCTGATTTTTTGTCTCTTTTGCTAGCCATATTTGAGTTTCGTTATCGCAGTATTCCCCAAACGCAAAGCCGCGTGACCAGGATGTGGTTGCCCTGCGGTTTGCTGCGTATCCCATGTCCTCTGTGCGACCCAGCCATCCTACGCAATAGCCAGTAGGATGCGAGCGGTTGCGGCCCTCAGCCTGCGTCACGCGGTGTAAGTGAGCGATGACAACTTTGGTAGATCCGCCTGATCCACATACGGCCTCAGCATGATCTCTCACGGCAGCCTCATTGACCATATACCCATGCCCAAACAATGCGTCACCGTATTGTCTCCAGCCATGTTGAAATGAGTAATCCACCACCTCGCATTTAACCTCCCGAGCGCGGGCTTGGATCTGGTAGTAGATCCGCGATGCCAATGCCGAAACGATTGCACGCGGTGAATCCATGAGATTCGTAAGTCTTGCCTCATGATTTCCAAGAAGATAAACCTGCGGCGCAAATCTGGAAATGAATGCCAGACCATCGCTTAAGTCACCCTCTGGGTCTGCGGCATCGTCAGCGGTTCCAACTGCACCGGCGCGTAGACAAGCGAGGTCGATGTGATCTCCGAGGGCGATGCGCGTGTGTGGTTTGTAGCGTTCCTGAAATGCGTAAACCTGCTTCAGTAAATCACCGTCCACCAGATGCCCATGCGTACATCCGACGGCCATGAATCGCTTCCATTTGCGGGTGATGTTTGCCATTTGTTAAACGCAGAAGAGCCAGATAAGCGCGATCTCGTACACTTCAACGTGGAGATCAACACCACACGTTTTGAATATCCAGTTGATGGCAAAGCGCAGCACGATTGCCAGCAGTAGAACCTCTGCAAACGACTTCAAACGCATGAGCCGTTGATTAACCGCCTTCTGCGTTTGAGTCTGGCGACGTGTCATTTTTTATTTGGATCTGGCGCGTGTGAACTTCCGTAAAAGTATGCCACCACGGCCCCGAACGTCGAGGTGAGCGAGCCAATCAACATCGTGAGCCCTGCGTTGTCCCACAATTTTAAGTCACCCGTCATCAGGCCGATTAGAATGCCAAAGAAACCCACTGTCACCACACAAGCCAGTGTCGCAGGAACCCACGAGTTTGTTTGAACCTGCATCGCCCGAGCGTTTGCGCGATCCGCTTGATGCAGTTCCTCGGCCTTTATGCCGAGTTCAGCCATCCGCGTTTTGAGCTGGAGATCCGCAGCCTGTAATGCGGCCATCTGCTCAGCGGTTAGTTGACCGCTTGTCAGCGCCTTCTCAATTTTAGCCTGCGTTGGTTCTGAGATGCCCAATGCCCCTGCCACCGCTGAAATGGCAGCGCCTCCCAGAGGGCCAGTGAGGCATGTGGCAATCGTGGGAAGGATGGATTTAACCCATTCCATATTAGGCAAAATACGTTGTAACCACCACGAGACCCTGACCACCTTTTCCACCTGCGCCAGAGTTTACGCCGGTTTGCGATGCTCCACCACCGCCGCCTCCTCCTCCCGGAAACCCTCCTACCCCACCATTGCCAGCAGTACCACTAACGGTTGATGCGCCACCACCGCCACCAGATGCTCCCATTGGCATGCCGTTGCTGTTAACTCCAGTGCTGTTTCCTGCGCCGCCGTTTGGCACCGATACAGTGCCTGCAATGCCTCCAACAATACCCAATGTTGGGTATCGTCCGCCAGCACCGCCAGACGTTCCAGCCGCTGCCGCTGCGCTCAAAATGCCACCGCTGCCTCCTCCACCAGATCCGCCAGCAGTTCCAGCGGAATTTACGTTTGCCGGAACACCGCCACCCCCAACCGTGCTAGTGGCACTCAAACTCCCCCCTGAATTTCCGCCCCAAGGCGCTGCTCCAGCGG